TTCGGAAGAGGGTGCAAGCCGAGGAGGGGGACCACGGGAATGACTCCTGAAGCAAGCGCAGACCTGCTCAAGACGGCTCTTACGATCGCGGGAGGCATCGCTGCAGCACTGCTCACCGGCCGACTCACCCGCAAGAGCCAGAAAGAATCTGCGCATATCACGGCACTGACCAACCTGGTCGACCAGCTACAGGAAGAACGTGCAGCCGCCGACCTCAAGGCCAAGCAGGTTCCCATGTGGCGACGCTACGCGCAGAAGCTGCGGAGTCAAATCTACAAACTGGGCGGGGAGCCTGAAGACGCTCACCCCGACCTCGAGCTCTAGGAAAGGAGCCGCATGGCAAACCTGGACACCCTGCCCGCTTTCCTCCGGAAGAAAGGCCTGAGGGTCGTAGAGACCCCCGGCTGGATCACCCGAGGATATGCCGGGCAGGACCTGACTGCGATCCGTGGGGTCCTGTGGCACCACACCGCCACGGCCAGCGCCCGGTTCAGTGCTGCCGGAGCACCCACCCTCAGCATGTGCATCAACGGTCGGTCCGATCTGGCGGGGCCCCTGTGCAACATCGTCTTCGGCCGGGACGGCACCGTGTACATGGTGGCGACTGGGGTGGCGAACCATGCTGGTGCCGGGTCTGCTCCCGGCATCCCGACGGACATGGGCAACCACTACCTCATCGGCATCGAGATGGAAAGCTCCGGCGTCGCACCGTGGGACTGGACCCTGGCCCAGCTGCAGACGGCACCCCGGCTCGGGGCTGCCATCGAGCAGTGGGGCATGCAGAACCTGCCGGAGTCCCAGCGCCTCCAGATGGGGCACATGGAGTACAGTTCCCAGGGCAAGATCGATCCGGCTGGATGGCCGGGTGGGATGGACGGCCTCCGTGCCTCCATCAACAAGGTGCTGGCAGGGCAAGCTGCCGCACCAGCCAAACCCGCTGCACCCGCAGCCCCTACTCCGCAGAAAGCGAAGGGCAAAATGCTGTACATCACCAAGGCCAAGGGTGACTCGGTCATCTGGATCGGCGACATGATTACTCGCCGCCCGATCTCCGACGTCGCCGAACTGACCGCGCTCCGGGGCTTCGCCAAGGCCGGGGCAGTAAACATCTACAAGAACGGCGACACGCAGGACTGGCCTCCGGCCTACGTCGGAAAGGAAGTCAAGTAATGTTCAGCGTTTGGATCACCGGAGTCCTCCGGACTCTCGTCCCGTCTCTCTGGGGATCGTTCATCGCCTGGCTGATTGGTATTGCACCGCTCCTCGAGCCGGTGCAGGCCCATCTTCTCGGCCTCTCGGACGCCATCCTCCCCGTCATCACCGCGCTGATCATCGCAGCGTGGTACGCCTTCTGGCGCTGGGCCCAGCCGCATATTCCGGCCTGGGCCGTGCGGGCAGTCCTCGGGTCGGCCAAATCGCCGGTCTACGTGGCATCCCACCGCGCCTCCTAGCAACACGAAAGAGCCCCCACACCTTGACGGGTGTGGGGGCTCTTTTGCTATGCCCGGGAGAAGGCTCTGCGACGTCGGCGGAGGCGGAACCCGGCCTCCCTGCGCCACTCCGACTGGAGGAGCTCGCTGTGATCGTAGTCCTCCAGGGCCTCTCGGGACCAACCGACGGCCTCGCCATACAAGTGGCGGGCGAGGGCCTCCGGGGCCGGGAGAACGGAAGAGAGCGGCTCTGAGGTAGGTTCCTCCCGGTCCCGCCGACGCGCCCAGCGGAGCGCCATCGGGAAGAACGCCAGGGCGATCAACATGAGCAGTACGATGATGGACTGTACCTGGTTCATGCTACACCGTCGCCAGCATCAGGCGGAGCGCGTCGTCCTTGAAGGTCGGGTCGAGCAGGGCCTTGCGGGACCGGAGCTCTTCCTCGGTGCCAGTGTTGGCGCTGGCGCCACGCACCGGGCTGTAGTGGTCGTACCATTCGGTGAGAGCGTTGAGCCCGGCCCAGGCCGTGTTGCGGACACCTTCCTGCGTGTTGGCGTCGGAGAACAGCTGCGCCATCTGGTCGAGCTTGTTCTCGGTGCGGGTGATGGTGGAGTTGGGTGCGTCCTCCGGGGCCCCGAAGTTGCGAGCGATGATCTCCTCGAACTGCCCCTGGGTCAGGGTGGTGTTGATGAGCTGCTCGGCCTGCTCCTGGAAGCCGCCCAGGTAGTCGAACGTGAAGTCCAGCGCCTCACGGGCCTGCTGGATCATGATCTTGTCGGCACCGATGGTGTGGCGCACCCGGAACAGGTTGGAGGAGTTGTTGAATGCCAGGTTGAGGGTGTTCTCGCAGACCACCCGGACCGGGGTGACCATGAAGACGGTGCTGGTGCTGCCGTCGTGGGAGGTCATCACGGCGATGTAGTTGTCGACGCGGTCCTTGCCACCGATCTTGATGTTGCCCGGCAGCTTCATCGTGATGAAGACCTTGCGGCCTCCGTCGATGGCCCCGGCCGTCTCGAAGTGAGCCCCCGACTCGTCCACCAGGGTGTTCAGCAGGTGGGCCAGCGACTCGTTCTGCATGATGGCGTACTTCTCGCCGACGACGCCCATGACGTCGACCTGCTTCTTGATGACCGGGTTGTTGCGGACCACGGCATACTGGCGGGGGATGACGATCTTCTTGCCGTCCTCGGACTGCGTGAAGAGGGCCTGCTTGCGGAGGTTCCAGCCGCCGAGCAGACCGTGCTCCATGGCCTCCTCTGCGGTGAAGGTGTCCGGGAGGACAATGCCGCTCTGGTGCCAGGCGTCGAGCCGGGCGGAGACAAAGCTGGTCTGGCCGTTGGTGGTGTCGAGGTTTGCGCTCATGGTAATCGGTTCCTTCTGTTGTGCTGGGGTTCTGGAGAGGGTGGGAGGGGCCGGAGCCCCTCCCGGGGGAGGCTAGTAGCAGATGCTCCAGTTGCCTTCGTCGAGGAGGCCGAGGCCCTTGGCGAAGACGCCTTCCGACTTGGCCCAGTCGATCATCTGGCCCTTGACGGTGCGCATCGGCATCATACCGTTGAGGTGGTTCTGGACCGGGACGATGCGGCCGTCGGGCAGCTGGGCGTGGATGTAGCTGACGTCGCAGAAGCGACCGGCTCCGGGGATGACCTCGGTGAGGAGGCGAACCCGGACGATCTTGCCCTTAGCATCCGCCACGGCCTTCAGGCTGTGCACGTCGGCGTAGTCAACCTCTTCGTGGTAGGCTGCGCCGTTGACCAGGTCGTTGGTGGAGACTGCACCGTAGCGGTTGGTGTCCTGGGTGGCGAATGCTTCAGTCATTTTGGGGCTCCTCGTTTAGTCGTTGTGGGGTGGTGCTGAAACCAACGATACCCTAGCTCCAGAGTAAAGTAAACCCCAGATGGAGAGGAGCCTCTCCGGCTCCTCTCCCCAGGGTTCTCAGCCGTTGCGGGTCGGCGCGTATTCGTGGGTCAGGACGTAGTCATAGACGGACACGTGGCACCGGCGAGTAATGGTGCAGTCGAGGGTCTGGTCTGACTGCGGGAAGATCGAGGAGCACGTGGGGTCCTTCGAGGACCAGGCGCTGGTCGGGTGCTCGGGGCAGGCGAACAGCAGGTGCTGGCTGCGGTCGAAGTGCTTGATGTCCTTGACCTTGGTCCCAGCAGGGTAGGTGTGGACCGGCTCAGGCTTGACGTACACCTTCGGAGGGACGGGAGGGAGGCCGAGAGCCGCGTTCCGAGCGTTGGGGCTGTAGTCGTCCCCACGCTTGGTGAGAGGGAAGAGAACACCGTCGAGGTGCCTCTCCTGGACCAGGACGGTCGTGTAGGCCGACGTGAACGGGACGACGAACTTGAACTCGAGAGTGCCGTCCGGGAATGCGGTCTTCGTGGAGACGACGAAGCCTCCGGTGTGGTCGCCCGGGATCAGGTGGCGGGCCGGGACGGTGAGGATGATGTCGGTCATTGCGGTTCCTTTGTTCGAGTTGTGCGTGGTGGGGGTGGGAGGGGCCCGTAGGCCCCTCCCGGGGTGGTGCTGTCTAGCGGGTGAAGTTGCCCCGGGAGAGGGCTTCCTTGACCTTGGCGGAGGTCGTGAGACGCTCCTTGTCACCGGCGAACTCGGCTCCCCAGTAGTCGGTGCGCCATGCGCCGGAGACCTTCTGGCGACGCTTGATGGTGCGGCTGTCGTCGGCGAACTTGACCTCGGTCCAGTAGACCGTGTCCTCCATGCCTGCGGTCTCCCA